TTTAAGTTTGACACTGGTGAGGAAATGATAGCAAAGATAGATGATGTTCTGAGCAAAAAGGGAAGATACATGAATCTCTCAGCAAAAGCCAGATCAGATGCCAACAAGAGATGGTTGGAGAATCCCGAAAACATTGGGTGTTACAATGAGCTATTCAGTTTCCCCTACGGTGATCCTAGGAGAGTATTATTAAACAAAATTAACGGTATTGTTGCTTAATTACGAATAAAATTGGTGGGTATGTCCAAAAACATATTATTGGGAAATACCAACTCAAAGAACACGCAATGCTAATAATTGTGCCGATAATTAGAGACAACCAAAAACTCATACATATCCAACAAGATAAAAGGTCTGCTAGTAAGTGATTCCTGATACATACCCAGTCCAATAAGTCGTCTAGTGTTATTATTTTATCGTCATTTAAAAAATATTTTCCAATAGATGATGGTAGTGGAGAGTAAAACCACAGTATCAAAAGACTGTTGACGATTAAAATGCTAAAAAGGTGGTGTGTCACTGTGTTGCGACTAAAATTTCTTTTAGTCTGGATATGAATTTGTTTTTTAAATTGCGTTCGGCGCAAGGTGCGCACCCGCTTACCTTTAGTGAATCCAGTGTTTTACTATATTCGTCTCTCAACTCGGAACAATTTGGTACTTCGGTTGGGCAGGGTTCATGTATATTAAAAAATCTTCTTGTAATATCTTCCATATTGGTCTATAATTACTTATTCTTTTAGAATATTTTTTTTCAAAATGTATAGAAACGTATCATATAATCCCAAAGAAAGATGTATCAACCTTTTCACTTGGGGAGAAGACGGTAAGCGTATCATGGTAGAAAGTTCATATAGACCATATTTTTATGTAGAAACAAATAATGAATCGAGTGATTTGAGTATTTTTAATACTAAACTAAAAAAGAAAATATTTAATAGTCAGTATGAGAGATCGAAATATATAAAAGAGAGTGATAATGTTCGATATTTTGAAAACTTGAATGTTAATCAGCAATTTTTGGTGGACATGTTCTATCTTGAATACGAAAAACCCGATTTTAGAAAACATCCATTAAAGGTATTCTATCTCGATATTGAGGTATATTCCAAAGAAGAGGGCTTTCCCCACCCAGAACAAGCCAACTTTCCCATCAATGTCATAACCGTGTATGATTCTCTTGATAAAATGTTCTATACGTGGGGAATGAAGGAATATAAGCCCAAGGAAAGCAACGTTAAATACTATCATTGTTCATCAGAGAAACAGTTGCTTCAGAAATTCTTGAATTTTGTGAGCAAGGATCACATGGATGTAATATCCGGTTGGAATACGAAACACTTCGATATACCATATCTGGTTAACCGTATAGGTAAGATATGTGATGAAGACGATGTTCTCCGTTTATCCCCCACTAAAAACATATACAGTCGAGTTGAATTCAATAATTTCGGTAAAGAGAGTACGGTCTGGGTAGTTGATGGTGTATCCTCCGTCGATTACATTGATGTATACAGAAAGTTTTGTTTATCGCCTAGAGAAAACTACAAACTCAACACCATTGCGGAAATAGAACTAGGTGAAGCTAAGATAGATTTTGGAGGTGGTAATTTATCTGATTTGGCTGATGAAAATTGGGAAACGTTTGTGGATTACAATATACAAGACGTTAATCTTTTAGTGAAGATGGACGATGCATTGCGTTATATGGATCTTTTAAGGTCGCTTGCCATAACTGGGCTTACTACAATGGAAAGCGCACTTAAGAGCCTTGGCGTCATAACCGGTGCTGCTGCAATAAGAGGTAGAGAGCGGGGGCAAAAAATACCCACCTTTGTAAGAAATAGCGATAAAACCACAAAAAATGAAGGTGCTTTTGTTAAAGAACCTGTTAGTGGAATACATAAACATCTTGTATCTTTCGACGCCAATTCACTATACCCGAACACAATGGTGACCCTTAACATTTCACCAGAAACCAAATTAGGTGTTATTGTCGAAAAAGACGAGGAGGGCGTCGTCGTAAGAGACGTCAATGAAAATAATTTCAGACTAAGCCATTCCGCATTCAAAAAGTTGGTGGAAAAGGAAGATATAGCGGTATCGAAGGCAGATGTTCTATTCACTCAAAAAAAGAAAGGTCTTTTTCCAGAGATTATTGACAAATATTACAAAAAACGCGTCGATGTCGTTAAAAGATTGGGTAAATTAAAAAAAGAGATATCCGAACTGGAAGATTCGCCATTAAAAGATGAATTGAAACAAAAGGCTAGACTTTTGGACATTGAACAAAAGACACACAAGATCTTTCTGAACTCAGTATATGGTGCATTTGGCAACAAATACTTTGCACTCGGAGATGACGATTTGGCTCGATCAATTACATTGACTGGTCAGGCTATTATTAACCAAGGATCCGAAATATTGACGAAGTATGTTGAAAGTATAATAGGTAAAAAGGTTGAAAGGGATGTTATACGATACATCGACACGGACAGTTTATTCATATCATTCGATGACATCATTGAATATAAACAAATGAAATTATCCGATGGCAAAAAGGTAACGAAAGAGATGTACGCCATAATAGATGAAACCGCTAAACATTTAAATGATGAAATAGTTAAATGGGGCGAAGCTGAATTGAATTCCAAGGATTGTCGAATCTTATTTAAGAGGGAAAAGATATGCGATATATCATTGTTGTTGAAGAAAAAGCATTACATTTTGCATATTTTGGACAACGAGGGCGTGAAGTGTAATGAGTTCAAGTATACTGGTGTAGATGTTGTCAAAAGCACGATGCCCAAAAAGGTAAAACCGTATGTTAAAAATATAGCAGAAACATTGTTAACAACATTGAACAACCAAGAAACCAACAATTCTGTAACAAAAGCATATGATGCGTTTTTGTCATTACCCATCGAAGAAATTGCCATTAATAAGGGAATTAAAAATTATGAAAAATATGCATCTCAGTGTAGTGATTTTCAGACAACTAAGGGCATGCCGAATCATGTAAAATCGGCATATTTTTACAACATGATTCTGGATAGACTTGATTTATCATCCAAGTATGAAAAAATACAAAGTGGTGATAAAATAAAGATATTTTATTTAAAAACACCAAATAAATTCGGAATAGAATCGATAGCATTTAAGTATTATTACCCCGATGAATTTAAAGCTATTTTCGAAGCTGATTATGAGAAAATGTTTGATAAAGTGATATTTTCACCAGTTCAGAGTTTTTTTGATGCTGTTAATTGGGTACCACAAAAGCCAAATGAGATGACAAAATGTGATTTGTTGGAATTTTTCTCAGAATAATCTATTGCTATTTTTTGATGATTGTATAAATCATTACCTATGGCAAATAATATTAAAATATTCATCGATCATGTTGGTCACACAATTGTAGCTGACGTATTGGAAGAGAACTCTAAAACGATCAAAGCAAAAAATCCTGCGGTTCTAATTGCTAATCCGAACGCTAATGGTCAACTCACGGTTCAACTTGTTCCACTTTTCTTCAAGGAGTTTGTTAGTATTTCAAAGAGGGATGGCGGTGCGGTTTTCAATTATCCCGTTGATCGAATCATTCAATCTGAGATTGTTCTGGAAGAGAGACTTGTTGAACAATACACGAACATGTTCACACCAGCACCCAAAGCCGATAGCAAAGAAACACCCGTGATTAAATTGTTTGATGAATAGTAATTAAAAAATAGTTAATATATAAGAAAAAAATCCGTGAAGGTTTGACTTTCACGGATTTTTTGTTATAATATACATCGTATGGCTAAAAATAAAAAAGAAACTGACGAAACAAGCGATGAAGCCTTTGATATCAAAGATGTATTTAAGATTTTAGACGACCTTAATCCAGAGGCAGCATATCTGAACGAAAATACATTATCAACTGTCAAAGAATGGATAGATACGGGTTCGATGGCCTTGAATGCTATTATTTCCGGTTCGCTCTATGGTGGTATCCCTATGGGGCGTATTACTGGATTAGCTGGTCCGCAAGCTTGTGGAAAAACACTTATTGCCAATAAGGTAATGGCCAATGCTCAAAAGAAAGGAATGCACGTTGTATATTTTGATACTGAAAATGCACTAGATCCTGAAACGGCTATTAATTTGGGATGTGATGCATCAAAAATCAAACATTGTCCTGTTGAAATTATCGAGGATTGTAGAAATCAAATCGTTAAGTTTTTAAAAAATGTAGTTGATAATAAACTACAAGGCAAGGTCATGCTTGTAATTGATTCTTTGGGAAATTTGATTTCTTCGAGAGAGGCTAAAATTATCGAAGATGGTAAAGATAGTGCTGACATGGGTGCTCGTGCGGTGAGTTTGAAAAGCATGCTTAGAGCCATCACTCACGCTGCTGCCAAAGCGAATACGCCCGTTCTTTTTACGAACCATGTATATGATAATCCCGCATCACTATACCCGACATTAGTAAAAAACCAGTCAGGTGGTTCTGGTCCCCTTTATATGAGTTCTGTACTAGTTCAAATGTCAACAAAGCAAGAACGAACAGGTAAATCTGATAATAAAAACTCTGACGATGAAGTGACACCGTTATCCAAAGATGTGAATGGATTGACAATGAGAGCATTCACAACAAAAAATCGCTTTGTGCCTCCATTCTTAACATGCGAAATGTATCTAAATTTTAGATCCGGTTTGAATAAGTATTCTGGATTGCTTGAAATGGCCGAAGGTTATGGTGTGTTGGAAAAACAAGGCCATAGGCACACATTAAATGGTGAAGTTCTTGGCTTTTACAAAGACTGGCGCAATGACGATACGGTATGGAACAAAATTTTACCATTACTTGAGGAAAAACTTAAGAGCGAGTTAAAATTCAAAAGAGAAGATTAATGTAAAATAATTCAAAGAATTGCTCAATTCTAAAAGTTCAAATTGGTACTCAAAATATCAGTTTGAACTTTTATTTTTTAATAATAAATACAAACATGAACACTATTTACGGTTCAAATGACAAAAAAAAGTTTATTGAATTACAAGCATTAAATACCGGTAAACGTAAACTTAATTTTTCAATGTTTCTTATGGGTGATGAAACGTTTGAGGTTTATAAAGTTCATGTTTTAGCCAAAAATTATAAATTTCCAAGAAAAAAATATAATACTTTTTTGGGAATTACCGAACCAAAAACTAAGGAATTCTTACCAGACTATATGAGTCCTATTATTACCGATGAATGGTTCGTTGCATGTTGTGGTACCATAGACAACAGAAATGAATTAATGGAGGAAATTGAGGGTGATACTGTTAGCATAATAGTATCCGATTTGTTAACCGCCATATCAGATAAATCTAAAAAAAACGATGTAAAACTTATAAGTGATACTCTATCGTACTTGAAGGGGAAATATAGCATGTGGATATATAATGCCATAACCAAAAATTCATTTATCGCTAAATGCAATACTAATTTGTATGCTGATATATACGAAAATACCTTCTCGTCGGTTAAATTTGATGAATCATCTGAACTCCTAGATGGAGAGATTTATCAGCTAACTAGAGAAGGTATTACGACTGTTGGTTACTTTGAATGTGATGTTTGTTAACGACTACCAATTTTTTGATCTCGAATCATTATACATGAAGTCACTATCATGACCGCGCCAATCAGTGCCCATTCTGCGAATTTCGTCTTCGATTTTTGAACGCTCTACATCTCTACTCATTCCTTTGGCGAAATCAGTTCTTTTGCCTAATTTAGAAATATCCGGATCCTCATCGACATCGTAATCATCGTCTTCCATACTTTGTAGGAGATCGGTTTCTTTATCTTCATCAAAATCCTCTTGATCCATTTCTTCCTCTCTGAGCACACCCAATTCCATTAACTTTTCGTAAACCTTGAATGGTGATTCTTTAATGTGATCCTCTTCATCAAAAACAGAGTTTGTTTT